TCTGTTACCATAAGCTCCTGCTCCTTCAAGACCAGTCCAAGCAAAAATATAACCTGCAGTTGGAATTTTGAGTCCAGGTCTTGGAGCTGCATAAGCTAATAGTGCATTCTTGCCCATTATGAAATCAGTACTTTCAGTAGCACCCTTAGCTGCAGAGTTCAGCACACCTTCTGCTACAAGGACTTTATCTACATCAAATAATGCTGCAAGAAGTTCAGTAGTAACAACACCCCTCTGTGTGTATTTGATTCTATCCAAAATAGCAGCATGGTTTCTTAGTTGCATAAATACATATGGACCAAGAACCAGTACATTTGGCTTAAATCCTGTTACAGACTGTATTGCAATCTGTCTTTCAGCTATATCCTTGATTGGTGTTGAACCAGCTGTACTCCAATATACGAACTTATATGCAGCGGCATCAGCTGCAGCTGCTCCAGTCCAATCATAAGTCCACAGATTTGTAGCAAAGAATCTAGTTGCCCATTCAACCTCTCGTTTAATTAAAAATTTCTGTGCAATAAACTCTGAAGCATCTCTATCTGCACTAAGTGGTGTATCAGAGTTTGCTCGGTCTGATGCAGTTACATCTTTATGATATGCCCATATTTCACAGAAATAATTTGGGGTATTATCAAGTTCATACCCTCCACCAGCTGATTCTGCCCCATGCACTCTCTTCATAGCTTCATCCCTAAACCAGTCTTCCTTTAGATATGTAAAATATCTATCAGATTGTTTCTTAACTGGTACTACTGGGAATACTTTGTCAGCAACAAATGCTGACTCTTTCTGCATATAAGCCACACTGATATTGGTGAGTGGCCTATTTACATGAATATCTTGTCTAATAGGATTTGGCATTTATATTCACACTCCCTTCTAAATATTGTTTTTCTTTAACTAGCTGTTTGATCAATTAATAATGAGAACTGTTCATCATCTGCACCACAGGGTGTCACAGCCCATCCGACAACCACCCCAGTGGATTGAGTTACAAATTTACCTGCAGAAGTGACTTCTACTTTATCTCCAGCAGATATTGCATCTCCACCTATAGCTTTAGTTATTCCACCAAAGGCTACGAGACATGTTCTATTAGCAGCATCAGGAGCATCCTGCAATACACCAAGCATTTTATCTCCTGTACTTGCAAGAATAATCTTCTCACTTGAGTTCATCTTTACTGCATAATACTGCTCATCTTCAAGTTCAGCATTGACTATAAAAGTAGCTGTCTTTAAACCTAATTCATATGCGTTAGACATAATTTACACCCCTTTCTATTTATTCTCTTTTTCATATTCTGAGTAAGCTTCAGGATGAGAATCATAGTATTGTGTTTCAGCCTGTTCCTTTGTGAGATTGGAATTACTCTTCATTATTTCTTCTACACCCTTTTCTATCTTCTTCTCTACATCACCTGTTGCACCTTTATTGTCTGAACCTTCAGCTTTGAAAAGATTACCTTCAACTATGGCTTTATCTGCAGTTTCTAAAGTGTTCTCAATCTTTTCATAAACTTCCTTATCTACTGAATCAGCCACTTTCATTAGAGCTACTCCAAAGTCTTCAGCTTTTATTGGAAGACCCTCATAAGCTGCTGCTTTTGCAATAAATTCTTTTGTTCTGGCAGCAAGTGCAATTGCATCGGCTTTCTTTATTGCTTCAGCTGCGTCATCCTGTGCTTTCTTTACTTTCTCATCATTATCTGCAAAAAGTTTCTGTACTTCTGGTGAAGCACTCTTTAAGATATCTTCAGGTTTAGGTTTAACATCTTCACCTGAATCTTTCTTAATTTTTGCAAGCTCATCATTCGACTTTGTGAGCTCAATCTCTTTTGCTGCCAAAGCATCTGCAGATTTCACAACCGCAGCTTCTTTAGCTTCAATATCTGCTTTGATAACACCTTGTTCCTCTTCTGACAATTTAGCCAGTATCTCTTGTAAAGTCATTTTATCATCCCCTTCTTTCTCTAATAGTTTTACAATTTCATTAGCTGTTTCACTTGTTTGACCTCCTTTATTATCACTCTTAAATAACACTATGTCCGCATCTGGATTTGCACCTTTATCAACTAAATCAATATTAGTTATCATCAAATCCTTCAATCTCTTTATTTTATCTGCCATTAAACCTCCTCTCCTATTGCTCTTCCTTCTATAGAAAACATTTTGTATACACCTGTCTTTACTCTATTCCATGTATTCTCATCTTCTATATAAAAACCTACCCAAGCTGCTTCTGGTAATATGTTTTCAGGTAGTTTCATTTTTCGTAGCTTTTCTTTAGTAAATACCATAGATTCTATAAGCTTGCCCTTACCTTTAACTACATGCATTTCCCCCATATCACGAAAAACTAAATTAAATGCATACATTGCTGTTTCTAGGTCTTCTATATCTATAATGTGTTTTTGTGAATCTTTAATCTGCTCTCCACTCTTTCTTATAGATACATTTGCCCAACCAAATACTGTGTGCCTATCATTATCTATTAATGCAATGTCTTCAAACTTCTTAATCCAAGTATCTCCTTCCTTATGCCATCCTTGGTTCTTTAATGCTGCCCATGCTGTTGCAGCTGCTTTGCTATCATCATTATATTGAGCATAGGCACTATTAAAGATTTTTCTCCAAGTACTTTGTGCTGATTCTGGAAGAGCTCCTTTAACTCCACTTGGAAGTTCTGTATTGCTGCTATATGGCATTGTTATCATCTCCTTCTTCATCTTCATTTTCTTCTTTAGGTTTAGTTTCTTCTTTTGGTATTACATCTCCACTTTCATCTTCTTTAGATTCAGGCATTCCACCAACTTGCCTTAGATATGCTATAACTGCTGGGTCATCAAATACCTTTGGTGCTATCTGTGCAAGAACATCTATGAATTCAGCAAAATTCTTCAAGTCTGGAAGTTCAATATCATCTGGAACTAATTTTGGATAATCAGTAAATCCTTTAAAGCCATTTAGGTCTATAAGTCTTGGTATTCCATAGCTGTTAAATACTGTAGCTATAGCTTGAGTTTGTGCTTCCAAGGCATATGCAAGCAGGCTTTTCTTTACTTCTGATAATGCAAAACTTCCTACTTTCTCAGCACCAAGCAGAACTAAATCTGCAAGTAATACTATTGCTATTCTCTGGTCATATCTATTTAAAATGGCATTAGTATCAAATTTTCCCCTTCCACCAGCAGTTACTAGAGTAAAAACCCAACCGAAAGGTATTACTAATCCATCATTTTTATCTCTACGAATGTTGCTAACGATTTTTTCTGATACAGCTTTCAATGATACCGCTTCAGGATTCCTAGGATCCCATATATTTATTCCTTCAGGAGGTTGCAATACTGGCAAACCTGCTAAATCTCTTTCAATACCAATAGCTTCTATTTCTTCAATATGCTTTTTGAAAAACCAAGATCTATAAGCATTTCTAAGAAGGCTGCGACCTTCAGGATTTCCTCTATCTGCACGAGTTCTAAACAGGAGTGATTTACTTATTGGTATAATATTAGTCTTTCCACTGGTTACTGTTAATTGTTCTAAAGCTGTAAGTTCATCTCCATCATCTTCAAATTTCCAAGAATGCCAACTATCTTGGGACCTCCCAGGAAGTTTTCTCCATCCAATTCTTCCATCAGTATGTTTACTCTTAAATTTTGGATTTCTTGAATCCCCTCTTCTCAATTTATAAACTATTTCATGCCAGCTCCATCCATATACAAAATAGGATAGAATTTCTGTTATAATGTCATTCCAAGTAACGCTCATGTCATCCTTACAGGTTTCTACAAATTCCTTAATTTCAATATCTATTGGTTTTGTTCCACCTGCTACAACTGGCCAGTGTATTCTTTTAATTAATTGTTCAGCTACAAATAAAATAGCTCCAATTGTTGCATCATTCATTGACATCTCTTTATAAACCTTTAAGCATGCAGGCATTTCAAGAGCTGTAAGGAATTCTTCATAAATAGTTCCACCATATCTTTCAAGTCCTGTAGAACCTATCTCTGAAAAGCTTGCTCCAAAACTGGCATTAACTCTTCGTTGCTTTTCAATATTTACTCCTTGTAATTCTTCTGCCATAATTATTTTCCTTTAATTATTATAATAAATGTAACTAGCTCCCTCTCCATTAACACTAGCATCTATGTAAATATCTAAGTCTCCTCTTTGCAAGACAATTGGGACTTCTTCACCTGCTGCTAGTACAAATCCGTTAGAGCTGTCAACATCACTATTCCCTACGTATATATATCCTGTATTTGTTGATAGAGCTTTTACGATTAGGATAACATCTGCTGCATCTATAGCTAGTAATAGTTCTGCTGTTCCTGCTGTTGTAACTACAATGTGATTAACGTTTAATGTTTTCGTTTCTGCCATATCATCTCACTCCCTTTCCCATTAATATAAGTATTTTATTAGTTATACTCTTATTTACTACTGGTAATATGTTTACTGTCCTTACAACTTCTACTGCTGGATTGCCTGATAAATCATCTACATTATAAGTTACAGTATAAGTTCCAACAATTGCAGTATTAACTGAATTTACTGTAACAATATTTGCTGTAATATTTCCATCAACATCATCCAATGCTGTAGCTCCTGCATCCGAGTAACTAGCTCCAACAGTTATATTTACTGTAGCACTACCTGTTAAAGTTATTACTGGAGGTATTATATCAACAGGGTCTCCAGTATAAACATAAAAAATAAAATCAATACCATTAATAATTGGAATCCAATTAGTATCTTTATAACTTCCATTACCACTATGAATATCAGTATCTGTTCTGCGAGCCCAAGCATGATTACCAGAGGCATCCTGTAAATGCTCTAAAGTTATAACATATTTAGTCCCACTGGTAAGTGTTACTCTTTGAGCACCTACAAACCCAAAATTTATAAGACTCTCAATTGATGTTAATATTGATGCACTTACTGGCTTTGAAGTAGCAAGTACAGGACCAGTAGGTTTACCACTTGTTCCATAAGTTCCAGTATGAGCATATAATTTTGCATATATAGTTCCAGTTAATGTTACTCCACCAGAAGTGTATAAATAAAATGCACAACTTGTAATTGGACTACCATTACCAGAAAGGGATTGTCCAACGCCAGTGCCTATTGCTTGAGCTGCTGACCCTGCATTTTCTACACCACAACTATCTATTACAGTTGACATTATATCCTTTCTATTATTAAGCAGTAGCCCAATAAGAAGTGTCATTTCCTACTGCTATTGGTATATGACTATAATTTATATAATTTTTTAATTTATCATAAACTCCACTGAAAGCATCTGCTTGGTCTTTATACCTGCCTCCAGGAAATACTTCAAGCTCATCTAAAAATGGAGTGTTCCAAGCTCCCTGCACTAAGAAAATTCTTCCCTGCTCTGCTGCTACACTCACTCTGGTAGCCCTGATTACTTTTGAACCTGTTTCCTTACGACCCCTGAAAGTATAGCCTTTCAAAACTTCTCTTGCATAATGGTCTATATTATTAACTCCTGCTGAACCTGGTTCCTGTTCCATCCAGATATCAGTGCTATATCCATCAAGCATAGCTGTATTCTTTATTAAGTTCTCAACCATATATGGAGTCTTTCTAATTCTCACTACATTTGTAACATAGTAAAAACCATCTTTCTCTATCATGCGTACACCTGCTGTCCATGCAGGGTCTTTGGATTTTGATTTCTTTGGGTCTGAAGATGCTAAATCCCAATATCTTACACTTGCGACATATCCAGTAGGAAGTTCATCTGGTGTAATAATTTTAAACCAGTTCCTGTCAAATATTGAACCACCTGACTTTACTTCCCAATTTCCATACCTAAGCTGCTCTCTGGTTACAGCATCTAATTCTTTAAGACTTTCTTCATATGATATTAAGTCAAGGAATTTATTATCTTCCATAAGTGCTGGAATAAAGATACCTTTTCCTGCAATTAGAAATCTACTCTTCACCCACTCATGCCCAATCCCTCCAGGTGTGCCTGCACTTCTCATCCTAAGTGGTACAGTAGAACCTTTAAGCCTTCGTAGTCTACTAAATAGATATCTATAATTAACCTCTTCAAATTCTGTAAGTTCATCAAAGCCTATAAATTGAAATTCAGCTGACTGATAACGAAATCTGTCATTTAAATGTTCAAGATAACCAAAGGATAAGGTCGCTCCACTTGGAAAAGTATATGTATGATTTTTCTCATTCCAATGAATCTCACCTGAATTTCTGTAAGGATGCAGCCACTCTTTTGCTCTATCAAGTAATGCTTCTGGCAGTGATAATTCTTGAAATGTCTTTCTAAATAGAATTGCATTATATCCAGGAACATCAACATATTGAAGGGCAGCCATAAGTAAGGCACTACTTTTTCCACCGCCACAGCCACCTCCGAAAAATGCTTCCTTGCAATTAAGTAATAAGAAGGCATGTTGTTTGGGGTTTTCAGTTGGATCTTGTGCAATATACTTTGTCATCTTTGGTTTCATTGCATCTTTGAGTGCCATTATTTGAGGTGTATCCATATCAGCTACTATTACTCTTGCCATAACTAACCTCCATCTCCATCTTTAATACCTG